CAGTGCTACCAGATTCAACCTGAACACCCCAAAGGTCAAGAGTAGAAACCGAAGTGTTAGACGCTGCCTGATAGAAAGTAAGCCAAAGGTTAGAACCTGTACCAATAGTCTTACCAGAAACAGACGGCACAACAAAGGTCATAGTGTAACGAACCCATGAAGATGTAACGGTCAAAGTCTGGTCGCCAATGCCAACCTGTGTGCTTCCACCTGTTCCAAAGTTCTGCAACATGTTTACGTAGAAATTACCTGTTGGGTTTGTTCCTTTAGCCCAGAATGAAACGGTGACGGTTTGACCCGCGAAAGAACGAACATCTTCGATTCTTTGCAAGATGCTAGAGTATTGTGCGCCTGTGGTCATGGACTTGCGAAGAAAATAAGTTCCCTCGTAACCGGCTACTGGTGCAGTTCCCGGCGTGAATGTTTGCTGTGTGACGCTACCAGTTCCGCCTGCTAGGTCAAACGCCCAGCGGTCTGCAGTGTAACCTGATGATGAGAAAGTTGTTCCGCGCTGCCAGATGTCGAACGCGCCGTTGATGATTGCGTTATCTCCACCAGCCGGGGTAATCAGATCAGCCCATGCGCTGCCAGAGTAGTAAACATACTTGTTAGAGTCTTCAAGCCATACCAACTGACCCTCTGATGGGCTTGGTAGTGCTGCGTCACGTGCGGTTGTAGTTGCGAAACTAATAACCGCCTGATTCATTAGGTAAGTGTTTAGTTCACCACCAGTCAACGCATCACCGTTGCTAAAAACTTTATATGCCATTTACGCTGCTTTCCATAGTTCGAATTGAGTGTACCAAGAATTTACGTCAATTGTGTGATTTACCCTTGTAATAGTGTAGTATTCGTCAATTGCAAGTTCGTTCTTATTGAACTTTACACCTAACAAGGTTCCCGGTGTAAGTACCGAAGCCTGAGTCAAATTGCCCTCGCGGTCAATAGCCGGGGTTTCAACAGTCTTCACCAACTTAGTAACGGTGGTGTTGAAAACTTGTTCTGCCCAAATCTGCAATTCATCTTCGTCTAACAAATTCAACGATAGTGACGTAAAGTTTTCGCCATAAAGTTCAATGCTGTTCTGATCTTCCAAAACCACGAACTGAGTATCGTCAGAAGTGAGATCAACATAAAGAGAGTTAATAATGCTATCAGCATCAGCGGCAACAGTAATATCAGACATGCAAAGGTGATAAGCCCCACCATGATCATTACCAACAACCCAAGTTGTACTTGTGCCGTTCGCTTCATTCGGGCGAGGAATAAAGATAACTTGTTCGGTTTCCGGATCAACCCACGTAATTGCAAGACCAACCTGTAACGCTTCGTTGATGATTCCATTGGCCTGAATGTCCGATTCGCTTGTTAGCGGTATCTTACCGGTTGTTGCAGCAGAGTCAAGTGACATAACACCGCCAACGGCTGTGACCGCTGCGGCAAAGTTTTGCAAAGGTGTGGCATAACCTGCGGCTAAACCAGTGTTGTCGAAAGTGGCGATACGGCTATTGACGATTTGTTTGTAAAGGTCATACGCGGTTATGTCAATACGGTTCCAACCGAGCGGTGAGTATTGCACGTTGATGGTGTCAATGTAGCCTGTGAAGAGTGTGTGGTTCACGCCGTTCTTAGCGATACGGACACGCATCTTTGTGTTAGTGCGAATGTTCTTGTTGACGTTCGGATCCCAATCATAAGATTGCAACGAGATTTTGCCAGTGCCGGGGTTAGGCTGGAAATAGTAGGCGTCTTGAATGTCACCACCGACACCAAATTCCGCTGAGATTGTATCGGCTTCAACGGCCTGCCATACGAATGCTGAACCGGTGCCTAAAACATCAGTGCTACCAAGTAATGATTCACCAAGAATAAAGTTACCAACGCCGCCCAAAACATCATCGCCGCCTAAAACAGACAACCCCAGAATGAAAGTATCTGAGTTGATGTCAGGTAGAAATAGTTCAACCTTTAGATCAGTGGCTATGTTGAAATCTTGAACGATAGACATTAGCGACCGCCGCGAAGAATAGTTGCCCCAGTAGTCTTTGCCGCTTTATTTAGAACCGCTGAGATTTGTTGTGCAGTCTGAGTGCCCTGAATGTTGATCTGTTGAACGACTTGCGCTTTGGTAGGTGCTGGCTTGATGTTCTTGAAAATTGGGCTCTTGCTGTAAATTTCTGCGTTTTTGAAAGTCTGCTGACCCTGCTGGAAACCACCAACGGCTGAACCTGCTGCAACACCGGCAACGGCGCCACCTGCAAGTGCACCACCGCCAACAATAGCGCCAAGACCAGCAAGAGCCTGATAAGCCTGAACCGCGCCTGTTGCAGCGTTCCATGCGGCTGTCAAGCCACCAATAGCGGCAACCATTGGTACAAGCCAGTCTTTGTTATCCAAAACCCACTTGACCAGTTTCACACCTTGTTCAATAACAGCCTTTAGGCCGTCAACAATTTCTTGTAATTTAGCCTGACCCTCTGGGGTTGACAACCATGCTGAAAACTCTTCAAGCAACGGCAATAGTGCAGTACCAATTTGCTCTTGCATTTCACCAAAGATAACCTGCATGCGCTGATAAGGGTCAGTGTTAGCGGCTTCTTCTGCCGCACCGGCAAATGCTTTTTCAAGTTCCGCAATAGGATCTTTAGCGCCCTTTAGCGATGGAATAAGTTTTACCAGTGCAGTGTCAGAACCGGCCAACGACTTAGCCATAGCCTGCGAAACCGCGTCAAGACTTTTACCAGTGGCAGCCGATGCGTCAAGAGCGATTTGCAACAAGCGGTTAGATGCAGTGACATCTTTAGTTGCAATAAATAGTTTCTGGTATGCCGGGCGTAGTTCATCATCAGCAACACCGGCTTGGAATTGCATCTTGTTGATTGCTCGTTCAGCCTGAGTGACCTGATCTTTGGTTGCTTTGCCAGTGTTTTCCATAGCCAAAGCCAAAAGGCTCATAGACTTAGAGTCTTCGATGGCGGCTTTAGCAGATTCTTCTAGTTCACGTTTGATAACACTGAGAGAAAAACCAATACCGATGGCGGCGAATGCCTTGTTCATGGTATTTGAAATTGCTTGCGTGCGCTTATTTAGAGAGGAAAGCGACTTCTGGGCGCCCTTAGTCGCTGCGGTAAGTTGCTTGAACTCACCGAGAATTTCGACATTTAGCACTAGGCTCATCAGTCCACCTCGTTCATCTCATTCCAGACATGAATAAATGCCCGGTACTCACCTAACGTTAGATTTCGGTAATCTGTTGGTGACATTTTAGTCAGTAAACAGAACCTTGCCATTCGTTCGGCTTGTTGTTGCTTTAGCCTTTTGGGTCTTCTGCCACGCCCTTGAATAGATCAAGAGCCTCTGCAAAAGAAATCTTTCCGGCGTCTTCCATTTTAAAATTTGGATCAGTGCGCTTGCGTGCAACCCAAATGATTGCCTTTAGTGCCTTGCCCTTTAGTTTACCAGCACCCATAAGTTCATCCATTGGTTGACCGCTTAGGTTTTCAATGGTTTCAACTTCGTCAAGTGTTAGTGCGCTAAAAAAATCCTGTGTCATTCTGTGTCCTAAAATTTCGAATATTTGTTATACAACTTGTTGATGTTCAAGAAGTAAGTCTTGTACACCTCGTTACGTGTCAATCCTAGCGCCTTTGCAAAGAATGGTTGTGGCAAAATGTTTTTCTTTATGAAGTTGTTGCGGTCATAAAACCAACCCCAGTGGATAGGGTTTGCATAAGGTACACGTGTGTTATTACCAGCGGACACTAGAACCTTACGCGCTTGTTTCTTAGAACGAATTGTGTTGCGCAAAGCGCCGGTGCGAGTCGGCACCAAGGTTCTAGCGGTTGAAGCAACGATGTTAGCCGCTTCTTGAGCCGCTGCACTTACTTCCGCCGTTGGTACCCCTATCTGCTTGAGAGCATTTAGAACATACTTTAGGTCTTGAACCTTGATGCCGACCGGATCAGCCATTATTACGCGGTTGCGTCAATTTCTACACCGTAGAAGATGTCTGATGCTGGTGTGTGTGGGGTGTTCTTTACGGTCAGAGTCACGCTAAACTTTGCAATCTCGTTAGAGGTCAAAGATAGAGGTGGCAACTGGTCAAAAACAACAGTTCCCTTGTAGTGCGGCTGGTCTGCTGATGGTGTTGCGTTACCGTTAGGTGCGATGGTGAATGCAACTTCTGAACCGAAGTTATCCCATAGCACGCGGTAAAGGCTTGTGTCTTCACCTGAAACGATACCGTCTAGTTGTAGCGACCACTGACCGCCAACACGAACTTCGCAGAATGTTTGGACATCGCCCGGGGCGTCATCCAAAGTTAGTTCTACCATGTTCGCATCGCAGGCGAAATCGGTGGTGCCGATCTTGAAGACAATGTTACTTGCCTTGATGCGTGTTGATGCTGCCATTTAGGGCTGCCTTTCTAAATTGAGATTGCTAGTTGTGCGTAAATGTTTACCGATAGGTATTCGGCGTTGTTTGTTTGCAAGTTGTATGGCTGATTTACATTTGTCAGTTTTGCATAGGTCAACGGTTCAAGAGCCAAAAGGACATCTTCAATTAGTTGATCTAGGTTCTCTGTTGCTTTTTTGTTTGTAGCAGTCGAAGCAACAAGGACAAGTTCAAGGGATAAGGTGTATTCCCCGAACTGGGCTGTTTCAATGTATGGTGATGCAGCGTTTACGATAACGATTGGTGGCGTGATTCGTTCTGGTACATATTCCAGAACATTCAACCCTGCCGCCACTAGGTCAGTTTTGAACTGTACCTTTGCGTCATTTATTTCACTCATACTGCGTAACCGGTGTATGGCATCAGTAGAGGGTAAACAGCGTTCATCGGATCCTTTGCCACACGAATAGGTGAACCATCCATGCTTGCGAATTGTGCAACGCCATTAGGCGCAGAACGGCGGTGAAACAGTTCTGACGCGCAGATAAGAATTGACTGCTCGTGAATGTCAACAGGTACGGTGTCAATGTCACCGATGTAACGACCCACGTGCGCATTTGCAGCATCTAGGCAAGACTCAAGAAAATCGCTTAGATCATCTGTGCCAACGTAGTCGGCAAGTTCTTGCAAAGTTACAGCAGCCAATTCTTATCTCCTAAAGGGGTTTATTACGCAGTAACATCCAACTTAACCAAAGCGCCCACGCGTGGGGTAGCAATAGCCAAGTAACCGTAAACTGATAGGTCATCAGTAAGGGTGGTGATGTCACCAGAGGTTAGACGTACTGGTGAACCAGCAGACTCCATAGTGATTACAGCAGCAGAGTTAGCCATGTAAACTACGCCAGTGCCAAGTGCAGGGTCAACGATGATTGGTAGACCAAATACTGAGCCACGAAGACCCGGTACGTTTGCAGTACCAATGTTGTTAACTCCAGCGCCGTCAACGTTTAGAACTGGGCGTCCATCGCCTGCGGCAACCTTAACAATGTTTACGTATGCATCGGTTGAAGCCAAGATGAACTCTGGGCGTAGACCGGTCTGACCGTAGATGTATGCTGAACCGTTTGCGATTCCCTCTGCAAGTGATGCAGCAGTTCCGCCGTCAGCATCGAATACCTTGCCAGTGAAGTCAAGTGCTGCAAGTGCTGCTACTAGAGCGGCGTTTGTAGCCTTTGCGTACTGCTGGGTCAGTGCTTCGAAAACAGTGTTTACAGTGTTGATGTTTGAACGCTCAATGTACTGGCGTGAAACAGAGGTGTAACCACCGTAAGTCTTAATCGCTGATGAAACAGTTTCAAAGGTTAGGTTACCGAATGATAGTGCTTCGTTCTCTGGATCCTGCTGACCAACTGCAAGAGTGTTGCTGTCAATCTTTGCGTACTCAACGGTTAGACCAGCAGCAGGTAGCGCCGCGCGTGAGAAAGCCTCTACGGTTGGGCGGTTGTTGCGGATCAGTGTGTCGATGTAACCGTAGAACGGTGGGTAGGCAACGGTGTCTGCTGATGTTGATGCAGTACGTGCAAGCATCTTTGCATCTTCGTCACCGTCAATCATAGCCTTTACGAACTCGCCCTGTGAGCGGAACTTGGTTGTTGTTTCTGGTGCAGTTGCAACGGTCATCCCAGCCTCTACAACGCGGCGCAGTTCTGCAACCTCGTCAAGAGCGGTACGAACGTCAAGTTCAATGTTTTCTGACATTGGTTCACTTTCTTGTTCAATTAGAGGTTCTGCGGTTTCGTCAATTTCGACTTCCTCGCGAACTTCGCTGATGTTTGCGCCCGAATAGGCAGGGAATGGTACAACTGAAACTTCTTTCAGATCTACCAAAGTACGAACTACAACATTACTGTCGCGTTCGTTCTCAACCGGGATGAACCCAACTGAAAACTTATTTAGAACGCCATCGCGTAGCAGAGTTAGAATTTCCTCGCCGCGTGGGGTTTCGCTAATGTAGGCCGTAATTTCAAAACCGTCTTCGGTTTCGCGACCCTCTACAACTTTGCCGATTGGTTCATCGTGGTTCCAGAATAGTTTGACATCTTCGATTGACTGAATAGCGCCCGGTGCAAAACGTTCAAAGGTGTTGTTGGCAATAGCGATTTCCTGACCGTATGGAACGGCTAGTCCGGTAATAGTGCGCTGATCAGTGTCAACTACACCGCGAAAATCGCGTGTTTCGATGTTAGACATTTAGTCCTTCCTTGGTGCGTACTTCATCCACTTCAAGGAACCCAGCATCAATACCAGTCTTGTAGTAGTTGTATCTTGCGGCCACGTCAGCCTTAAATAGATGTTCAAAATCAAATTCGATACGAACGCCACGCGGTAGGCAGTTGCTTAGTGCGTCAGTGATCGCGTCAGTGTAAGCCATAAGTGTGTGACGGTAGAAGACTTGGTTTTCGTCTTGCAAGTTTGTGTAAGTGTCTGATGCGCCCGGCACTGATGTCAGTAGAAGACGCGCTGGTACACCGAATAGACGCGCAATAGCCTGAACCTGCTGATCTTGTACTTCTGTGAACAGTGCATCACGTGGTGAAAGTGCGATTTGCTGATACTCAAAGCCATTACCAAGTACGGCAACCTGACGGTTTTGCTGCTTGTTGTGCCAGTTAGCGGTTACGGCTTCGGCATCTGCCGCGTTCAACATGGCGTTAGTTTTTAGTACGCCGGTTGGAACCCCAGCAGAAGTAAACCAGTTGCCAGCGTAATCACGCAGGTCAATAGCAGCAGAAATATCTTTACGGCACGATTCAATTGGTGATACACCTCGCAGGTATCCGGCGCGGCTAAAAATCTTTAGATGTTCAATTTCGTTCTTGGTGTACTGGGTTCCCATGTAGTCGTAAACGATACGGCTAAAGTCCGGCTTGCCATCCTTGGTATATGGGTTAGTCACGTTGACCGCTGACGCCGGCAGAATGGTTAGGTTGTTTACTTGACCGTTTGAACCGTAGTTCTTGAACCAAAACGCGTTACCAGATAGTGCTAGATCTGCAACAGTCTGAAATAGGAAATCGCGGCGGTTTTCGTTGATGCTTGGTTTGTTTACAAGCACCGGGTTATCAACCTTGACTTCGATGCCGGTAGCGTATCGGTAAGTGTTGATGGTCATCTTGCTAATTGGGGTAGCGATGATCTGAACCGCGCGGTAAACGGCGGTAAGTGTTAGTGCAGAGTCAGGTGTTACTACCGCAGCGGAACGAGTAGGAATTGTTGGCTGGGCGGCGCGTGATTCTGTCGGCTTAGTTAAGCGATTCCATAAAGATGCCATATTCTAAATATAGTAGCACATAGTGTCTGACAAGGATGCTAGAATACTCCGATTGTGGCGTGTTGCGCTCGCGAAGAAACATAAAGCGCCATCACCGTAGCCATAAGGGCGTCAATTTCGCCATGCGATTCTTTGCGACTAATCAACCAAGTTTCGCCAGTGTATTTAGTAACACCGTTAGGCATTTGAGCGATCAACAAAGGATCGTTGTTGTGCCTAACGGTGCCGGTACTAAACATAGCAAATACCGCTGAACAAGCCGCTGACATTTCCTTAGTCCACAGTTGCCACACCGGAATGCCAACCAACTTTAGGCGTTTGGCTAGGCTCGGTAGTTGACGATCATCTAATGCGATTGCTCTAGGTGAAAACTTGCTATAAAGCGATGTTAGTTCATTGAATAGTTGTTGCTCGGTAGGCGCCACCAAAGAGGCAACTAATTCTGTTTCTTGAATGTCACCGTTGCTATTAGCAAAAGCGATTGTGGCATGTTCCCAATTTTTGCTGATGTCAACCGCAAAGACACCGGCTTCCATGTTGGTCACACCGCGACCGGTTGCGGCTTTGAATAGGTTGCCCGGTAGCCACGATGCGGCGGTGCCGCTAATGAATTGGTTTAGGCGGTATCTGCGTGCTTCATGTTCCGGAATTGTTTTCAAGTCGCTGATTACTTGTTCCACTGGGATGCG